CGTCACCGTTCTCACCTGATGTCGCCGCAGTCACGATCTGCACGTTGGCTTTAACTTGCGCCGATGCGTGAATGTTTGCCAGCAGACAACCGATGATGATCGTCGTTGTAGACCCGGGCACCGTGTATACAGTGGTGAGGGTCGTACCAACACCTGTGTCGGTCTTCAGTTTGAAAGAGTTTGCCATTTCGTTATCCCAGCGCTAGTGCGAGTGCCGCCGCATTCGGGTCGGTCTCAGTTGTTATTCCCGGTGCGATACCCACCCATGCGGTGCCGTTGTAAAACTTGAGCTGATTGGTAGCAGATGAGTCATACCAGAGATCGCCGCTGCTCGGTGATCCCGGTGCCGATGACGCAATCGTGTATTCGGCTGCGTAGCGATTGATGTCAGCAATCCCGGCAGCAACCGTGGACACATCAGCCATTGATCCGGCAACCGTGTTCACATTAGCGATAGATCCAGCAGTCGTGTTGACGTTAGCGATTGATCCAGCCGTTGTGTTGACATTCGCAATCGATCCAGCAACCAGACCTATATCAGTGCCATCAGCCGCTACCACCCCAATGTCTGACGCATCTGCCGCAACTGCTGTTACATCACTTGAGATTCCAGCAACCGTTGTGACGTTTGCCGCGATGCCGCTGACCGTGTTAATGTGACCTTGGTCTGTCGTTGTTGGTGTTGTTCTCAACCAAGTAGTCGAGGACAAGTCATACACCTTCATAACCGCTTCGGTTGTATGAAAGAACAGGCAACCGTCTATTAACGCATCACCATCATTGTCCAGCGTTGGGTCTGATGTTTTGGCGCCTAAGAACCGATCATTAAAATCGTCATAAGATGCCGCCGCTGACGTTGCAGACGCGGCACTTGCCGTGGCTGAAGAGGCACTCGCTGTCGCTGATGTTGCACTAGCAGTGGCTGACGTTGCTGCTGCGGTGGCACTCGTAGATGCGGCACTGGTGATCCCGTCTATATCATCTGTGGAATTGACGATCTTTGTGCCTGTGCTATCCCATTTGAGTCCCTTGTTCGCAGTCGGTGCATCGACAAATATCTCTGACCCTGCATAACTTGGCTTGAGCTTGAGAGTGCGGTCATGCTTCTCTAAGAGCTGCTGTGCCTGTATGACCCCACGATCCAGTGCCGACTCATGTGTCTCTGCAGGGAATGGATCGTATGCTGTGTAATCTGTCGCCTGTGTGTAGGGGATGCTCCGCAACAGCGTGACCTTCACTGCTGATGCTGGCGCAGTCGTGAACGTGACATTCCCACCGGAGCTTGTGCCGATACCAGAAGTCGAATACCCACTGGATTGAATGACATCATCCAGATACACCGCTATATCACTGGATGACGAAGCCAGCCATGTATAGCTGAAGACGGTTTGACTACCATCTCCCGTGTAATTGTTCTTGTTAACCGTTGAAGTAATGGTCATAAGGGTCTTCCTAGTGCGTCACAGATTTAATGTCACCTCAGAATGTTGGAGCATTTTGCTCGGTGTAATGTGGGGGCATGGTCACGATAGATCCCCCATTTCGTGTGTATTCCACAGCGATCTGGTTCTTCATGGCATTGATCTCTTTCTCGTACTTCTTCTTAACTGCCAAGACTTCAGCCCGTGCCCGTCCATTCCCAAAGAGTTCAGCTATCACATCCGACCGGGCAGCAACCGCTGCCGCTTCCAGTAGGGTCTGCCGTGGAATACCAACGGCAGCATCCTTAAACTGCTGCTTGGTTGTTACCCGTGACATGCCCTCATGCACACGCTGACCGAGTAGACGAGAGTAATCAGAGAACAACCACCCCGTGGGATCTACGTCATACAGGTCGATCCTTTCTGACACTACACCGTACCGGGCATCCTCCCATTGCACCGGGATTGATCCATCCATCGGTGCCACATCACCAACAGAGTTCTCGATGATGTGCATTGACAACTCTGGATTCTTCTTCGCAACAGAGTACGTCGATGGTGATATCAGGTTGAGGTACGCAATCGGTTCTTGATGATGAATCACATTGCCCAGCATGTCGTAGCGTGGGGGCACGTTGTCTGATAGCCATGGAATCTTCGCCATGGATGCGTTCATCCATTCATCCAACCATGTGCCGCCACGGGTGTTCCGTGATATGGGGTCATAATCCTTCGTCGCTCTTGCCAACCAGTTCGGCACGAAACTCGCACCTGTGCGTGCAGTCCACCTCTGAATCTTTCCAATCGGCGATCTGCTTTTATCCTTGAAGTTCAGTAGATCGATCATCTCACCGAAGCCCTGCATGAATGATCTATCAGTGAAGTATTCGGCAGTTCCTAGTATTGCTGCCTCGATCGCATCACTGCGCTCTTCTTCGTTATAGGTATCGTTGATGATTTCCAGCATGTTTGCTATCGATCCCAACTGCTGCCCGAATGGGTCGTATCGGTTGTACTGGTAATACGTGCCATTGATATAGATGGAATATGGTTTGATACCAGACAGCTCCCATGCCTTGCGTCGATCCCAGTCTGCTGGACCTGCCCCGGTGATGATGGGTCGATGTATCGGCACACCGTCCTCACCTGTCTCATAGTTGTTGAACATCATGTATCCCAACCCCATCACACCACTGCCCAACCCGATGCGTGCGATGGCAAGGTCTGCAGCCGCACCCCCTGCCTTAAAATCATTCCAGACCGAGGGCATCATCAAACCTGCTGGGGATCGTCGCAATCCAAACTTCAAGATGTTGGTCGGTGTTCGAACGAAGGGTACGAACAGGCGACCGATCGGAGTGCGTGAGAAATCCAGCATCATGCGGCTATATGTGCTGTTCGTCGTTGCGTCTGTGTAACTACCCTGTGCCAGATCATTCGTGAAGGTCTGGTTGCGTGCAAAGTTATACGCCCCGGCATGTAGGTCTTCGGGTGGGTCGTTGACGATCTCCCGCAGCCGCTTGTTGAACGCATCGCTGCCAACCTCTAGCCCTTCACTCCATGCCTGACGATATGCCAGCGCATTCAGCTCCATCACATATCCCACTGCCTTGAAGTATTCATCCTCGGCTTCAAGGAATCGACCGGGCATTCTCACGTACCACTTCCCCATCAGGTCAATGCCTCGACCCAACATGCTGCCCTCGGCTATGCCTAGATTCTCTGCAGTAACCGCAGGTCGCCGTGATAACGTGCTTGCCTTGTTGTTGTTCGGATCAAGCAGGTCACGCCCCTGATGGAACTCTTCGCCCTTTTTAAGCGCATCCACCATGGCTTGCCAACCAAACAACTGACCCTGTGCCCACCCATAGGCTTGCGCATGAGCTTCGCCAAAGGTGACACGCTCACTACCACCCACCTTGTTCCACCTGCCGCCGCCTGTGCGTATCGCTCCGACAATCGCTGCGGTGTATCGTTCCGGTACTGCCAGTGCTGAAGTAAAGAAGTTGCCGACGATGTTGGTGGCGTGCGTACTAGGCGATGACAGCAGCCCATTGATCCACACTTCCATCAGTGCATCCCACCCCCGGCGATACCACGCACCACGTGACACCTTCGCAATGGCTGCGGGATCATCACCCGCATCAGCAACCAGTTGCACCATCTTCATATTCATCTTCTGCCCACCGAGCTGCTTGATCGCATCGGATGCATTGAAGTTCGCCAGATCATTCGGACCCACCGGGATCTGCATGGCATTGAGTGCACGCCCCGCTTCCTTGACTGCACCCTGTACCGACTTCTGCAGCGCGACATAGGTAGCCAACTTCTTGCGGAACAACCACAGCTCACGATCGTCAGGGTCAGCAAGCGCACGCAATCGCTGGGCATCTTGTGATATCTCTCTTGCCCCTGCCACCATTAACTGACGGGCACGCAATAGCTGCTCGGCATTCCATGCACGATCCGGTGCACGACCGATAATGTCTGTTAGTGATCCACCGCTATCTGCAGCGTCAGAAGTTGCCTGCCATCCCCGACGCTGGAATCGTGGCTGATCCCCACCGATCACGATACTGGTGTCATCAATGATGCGGTGTATGTCATCCACGTTGTCGATCACATGCAACCCGAAGTTGCGGTCATCGTTACGAGCTGGGTCTATGAATCGCCCGATGGGATTGTCATCAAGCAATTTCTCAGTGGCTTCTGTTGATGCCCGACCCACTGTGTCCATGATGTCTCTGAGTTTGCGATCACGGGTAAACGAACTCACGGCATTGCCGCCCCAGTTGAATCGCCCAGCTACCTGCTGTTCTTCACCTGTGAATGCGCTATCGTCACCTTCCACAATGTCCGGTCCCTGCCCAGGTGGTATCTCGACAGGCGCTTCTTCGACTAGCTCGACGGGTGGTTGCTCAATAGCCATTAGACATACCTTCCGCTGGTCTTGTGTTCTTCAAAGGTTAAGGGCAATCCTTCCTTGAGGATGTCTTCGCGCATCTCTTCTGTGATGTCGATGTACCAGACTCGATCATCATTCTCACGGATCATCTGCTCCGCCATGTTGCGATTAGTAAACGATCCGTGGAACTTCTGGTTATCCCCTTCTCCGCTCACTACTTCGAACATAGTTACCCTAACCTCCCTAGCTGGAAGTGATCCACCGCTATCAACATCAGCATCCGATTGCCACTGGCTCACGCTGTGACGCTCGACTATACGAAACTCGTTGCCTGACAGCTTCGGAGTCACCCCATACTTCTTGACCAGCTTCCTCACATACTGCGGGAGCTTCTTATCGTAGAGATTCGTTAACCCCTTTAGACCCACCTGCATACCACGCAGTTCTGTCCAGCTCTGCGCTTCTCCTGCATCCCACTTGTCACTGTTTCTCGCTACATCATCGGCTAATTCTTTACCCATCAATTCATGTAGCTCGCTCTCCGGTACGTGCAGCTTATGCTCGACCTGACCATTGACATCGACTGCCTCTACTTCATAGGTGGGTTCATTTGTCGTGCGCCCCATTGTCTCTCGCGTAACCTGCAGCGAGGTTAGATGCCGCACAGATTGGGGATACCGCTGCATCTGCTGGTTCCCCGTTGTCCATGAGACACGACCGATCGAGGGATCTCGCACCGCTTCGGTCAAGATCCGCTTGAACATCAGCTCATGCCAATTCTTTTTGAATGGGGCATCTGGAACTATTGCGTCATGCGCGTCGCCAGTATCCTCTTTACTCCACCCCGGTGTGTATTTTCCATCATGGGCGCGATAACCCCACTGCTCACCCGCTTGGTGCCAGTCGCTCTGTATCTCGTCAATATGCAGCACATTGCTGACATAACCATCAGCGGTATCGCTACGTCTATATCGGACGCCAGACATAGTGCGATAACCTATCCGTGCATGTACAAGAATGTTGGCTTCGCGGTAGTGATTGTTGTGGTAATTCTTTTGTCTGCTCCCTGTAGGGAATGGTGGCAGCATCAGACGAATCTCTTGATGGTCATACACCCCACGTGTTGTGTAATCGGTGTAGCCCTCATTGATCCCACCCTCGTTCTCATCCCAGTGCACATCCTCATTGTCTCGCGCCTCACGAAACAACCAATCCTGCGCTTGATCAACGTTCGCGGCTTCGTATTCGTCTATGTCCCCACTGCGCGGACCGTGCAACACCTCGACCCTAGCCGTGAAACTCCCATCGTTTACGTTCCCGGTTATCGAGTATTGATACCTTCCCTCAAACTCCGCACGCCATGACGCATGCACATAGCCTGAGTTCTGATACGCCTCTCTCGCTCGTTGACTGGCAAAGTCATCCCAGTACAGATTGATTAACTCATCTTTCTGACCCTGACTTAACTTATCGGCAGACGGAAGACCATCAACCCCCACATCATTATTTAGCCACTCAACAAAGTCATCCATAAAGAATTCTTTGTCATCGTCAATCAGTTCTCGCTCCCACTGCACCTGCTCTCTACCGAAGCGGGATTCCGGTGGCGGAGTACGTACGTCAAGGTTTTCACTAAACTCCCTCCATGCGTCATCGACATCCCTATCACTGACAAGGCGCAAGTCCTTCGGTCCACCGACATTGACTTCCTGCACAGGTATTCGCATCCCATCCAGTGCCATCAATACCTCTTCTCGCGTCATCATGTCATTGCGAGACTTTTCCAACATCTCCAATAGACCTGTCTGCTCGGCATCAGTGCGCCCACCTTTGTGCTTCATAATCGCCTTGATGAATGCCTGACCGCTTGCCCGTGGGTCTGTCATCTCTTCTATAGCTCGGCGTGCAGGACTAAAGAATCCCAACTCGTCAACATGGAACGGTGAGATACGCACCACGTTATCAATCTGATTGTGGTCAAAGATCTGGAACGTCACCTCTCCCTCACTCCCTGCCGACTGAAGCGATGGGTCTTGCATCTTTGGATTGTTTGATGGCTGCGGGTGCATCAGTAGATCGACACCGTTCACCTTTAGCGCACCGACGAATACATCATCCTCAGAGAGATCACGCAGATCGATCAGCCCATCACCATGCCGACTTCTTAACGTAGCGATATCATCTGCATCCAGTCCGTACTGATCCGCTACTGCATCGATAGTGGTGTGCTGCTGCTCAAACACTGCGGGGTTCTTGGCGTTGACACGCATCTTGACCACGCTGCCATCACCATGCTGCCGTGCATAAACATCAGCCGATGCCTGACTGCTTGTGGCTGCAATCGTTTCCCGCTTTGTCAGCGTCGTGTTAGCAGCATCACCACCACGGAAGATGTTGAACACTTGCTCACCAACATACTTGGCACCGTCAATAACAAGATCCGTTGCTCCCTTTCTCCAGCCCATTAGTCAGTGCCCCCGCTATCAGTGGGCACGTATCCCGCACCACCCACACCCGTCATGTCGATGTCGGCTGCGACCCCACGAACTTTATCCATACCTTTCCCTGCCAACTGTGGCGCAACATCAATCAGCTTGCCGATCCCGGCACCCATCACGCCACTGACTGCTGTATCCATTCCCACACGTGCCCAATCAAAATGTGGTTGAACTTCACCCCTAACCTTTAGATCCTGTGCTGCGCTAGAGAATGCCGCCCCATACGTCATGCCCTCTACTCCAAGCACTGCGGTATTGCTCTTGGCGAATCCGTTTGCTATCTGCTTGATCTTTGCCTTGACTGCCATGCGCGACAGACCCCTCGCCGCGCCCTTCGCCAGCAGGGAAAACCCCAGCAGATTCGGAAGGTCCACGATCGCGGCAACAGTCCCGCGCATAAACTGCTTCCTTGTGTCTGGTGTCTTGTCATACAAGAGATAACCCTGCGCCCAGCTTTGCTGCAGATCCTTTGGTGCATTCCTCAACTTGTTCCAGTCCCACACCATCGCCGTGATGTTTCCGTTGAACCATCCGTAGTGACTGGCTAACCACTCTGCCTTCTCTTGCGGGTTCTCTTCCTTGGTGCGTGTCGATCTGAATGCCATGCGCTTGACATGCGCTTCATCTGCACCCTGTGCGTATGCCGTCGCTATCTGCTCATCACTCCACACCTGCTTGTGTGATGGATGGAAATAGTCGTAAACGGTATTCGCCAACTGCTGAAAGTTTTTATCTTGTACGAGCTGTTCTTCCGTTAACACGACAGGATCATCAGGTTGATCCTTCGGGCTGCGGTGATCCTTCTTGTGCCAGTCATCTGCAGACTCACCCGGCAACCCATTCTTGCGCACATCAATGCCGTGCTGATACATGCCCAACATCACATCACGATCGCTGCTCATTATTCTTGACCACCCTGCAGAATCGTTGCGCGATTTGCCGGGTTGCTAATCCAGTTATAGATGCTGTCCCGTGCCATCTCATCTGTATCCTGCTGCGGAACATGACCATTGAATGTCTGGATGTAGATCAGCGTGAGTTCAAAAGAACGCAACTCTTCAAGCCGCTCTTCTTTTACTGCATGAGCTGCCGCATGATCGGCGTTAGGATCTTGTAATGCTTCTGTATGTTCTCTGTGAATGTGTTGCCGGGTCGCTGCCACGCTGACCCGTGACAGTAGCGGCAGCATCTCCATGTCGGGATCATCAAGGTCGATGCCCTTATTGTTCGCTGTCCTCATCCACGACTTGATGACGTTTCTGTTTCCGATCAGGTTGTTCAGAGCAAAGCTCAATAGATCCACATCGCCTTGGGTTTCACGGAAGTGAGCGGTCAGCCGTGTGACTGCTGCACTGAATTGCGCCCGTTTTCGCATTCCCGCATCTGTCTGCAGTAATGCTTCCAACCGCTCATCTGACATACCACCAACATAAAACTCGCGCAGCACTCCCTCTGCCAGATTAAAGTTTGCATTCCTGCGCGCCTGTATTCGGGTCTGCAGCGCTCCCATCTTCTGGTTGAGCGCTGTCGTACTTAATCGTCCCGCCCCGTATTCCTCTAGGATCTCCCGCCTGATTTGACTGTCCATCTGCGGCGACATCCCTGCCCGTGACTGAATCAGATTAGTGAGTGCGATATCACTGTCCCGATTGTTAACGTGAGACTCGGTAGCTCCGATTGCCAACTGCCTGATCGAGTTATAGTTCTTCCCGTAATCTGTCCTGGCATGGGGAGCTGCCAACGCCTTCTTCAATATACTGAGAGCAGTGACATCACCCCTCAGTCTCGCCTTCTCGTATTGATCCAAGAGCTGACTGAATCGAACATCCTGACGCTGCTCTTTCAGTTCACCCATGCGAGTCTGTATAGACATCAGACTCTTGTGGATCTCGTCACGTGCCCCTTCCGGTAGCATTAACTCATTCTCGCCACGCTCCGAGATCGTTCCCATGATGTGCGTCTTCAGCTCCATAAAGGTGTCCATACTTGCCTTGCTATCAGGATGCCCCGCTTCAATAGCGAACGCATTGATCTGTTGCATCACATCTTCTTGGTTCACTCTGCGCACACCCTTGTCCCACACATCCCATGCGAACTTGTTATCCATCCCTGAGTGAATCATCGCGTCGCGTAAGACTGTCATCTGCTCGATGCTTCTCATCTCGTTCATCGCTTCTTGATAGTTAGCACTAGCGAGATCAATCTTCTGATCGTTCTGGAACTTGTGAATCTTCTCAAGCGCTTGCCTATCAAATGTGAGTCGCCACTTGTTGAACTTAATTACGGCACCCTTTGACATATTGTTCGCTTGCACTATTCCTATCTTCGGACCCTCCGTACCAACCGACCCATACATAAGCGACTCCGCCGCTACAGCGTATCGTTGGTCCATTCCTTCCCACGGGTGAAGACGCTCTAACCCGATGATGCTGCCATTGCTTTGAACCTGCACCTCAGTCGCACCATTAACCATCTCATCTGCTACCCACCCACTCATAGTGTTTTGATATATCTGCGCGGCATGAAGGTATTGCGAATCATCTAAAGCAGTCTGCGCTGCAGCCTTTGCCTTCTTCTGTGCGTCAGCGTGCGCACTAAACGCACCCGACCATGACGATGCGACACTCATCTTCGCGTTTGCTTTCGTCGTATATAACCGTGCGATCTGGTCAGCGGTTTGCTCTGGTATGTATTTCTCACGTGGCGTCGTCAGCATCGCTGGCATCGACCGAGTTACCGCTTGCCGATCCCGTATAGGAAGGTTTGGCGTTGTTTGTGCGCTGGGTAGTTTCATGCGAAAGCCCTAAACGCATTACCCAAGCCCGACCACATTGCCGCATTACCTTGTGCACGCATTCCTGACGCAGTGAGCTGTGACCCTCGACGCAGTGCAGCCGCACGTGCTATCGCTTCATTCATTGCCACTTCATTAGCTGCTGCGACGTTGCGCTTCATCGTGGCAACACGCTGCCTAGTCTCCAGCTTTATTAGCCTTGCCCGTTCCGCTTGGTCTGCCATGTAGCCGAGCGTGCTTAACAACTCCATGCCGATCGTCATCTTGATGTCACGCTCTGCCAGTTGCGCTTGTTCATTAAGGAAGTGAAGCGGCGAACCCTGATTAACAGAGATGCCAGTAGCAGACGTTCTCGCACGTATCTCCCCCATCATGTGATGACGGGCAAGCCACATCTGCTCTGCTTTGTACTTTGTCCCTATTGTTCGCATAGCGAGAGTTCGCATTGCTGCGTCCTCGACCGCTTTGGCATTCGCATACCCTACATTCCAAACTGCTGCGGCATTCTCTTCTGCGAGATTAGTTTGGATTGCATTGTTCTTGGTGGTCATATCCATCAAGTCGGCAGCGTTCTCTTTGCCCGTCTTGATTGCTAGTGCCGCGCCTTTGTTTAAGTCGCTCTTTGCACTCATGCCACCAAAGATGCTGGCTATACCGGATATCGCCATCCATGGAATTGCCATCTTATTGGCTCACTGTCATCTGTCCGAAGATGGACAGGATGTGCATAGCGACAGGAAGATCTTGTGTGATCTCGATTTTGCCGTTGTCACTATGCCCAAGGTTGTAGTTAAGAGACTCGCCTGTCAGCAGCGGCTCGGTTGATCCCATCGGGGTAGATGGTGTGCGATCAGATGGACGCACTCCGTTCACCTTGGGTAATGCAGATTGATGCAGTCGCAGCTTCGCCTGTACCCATCGCTTCGGCAGTCCTTGCGATACCCCACTCTCTACCCCACCCTCGAACTCGACAGGCGTGATGGTGGGCACAAATGGCAGACCCGCATCGACCTTTGCTGCAGCGTAGTCGAGCGTGATGTTCCCTGATGTCACTGTCTTCTGTGGATGAACAGCACCATCAGCCACGATGTTCAATGCCTTGCCTTCAAGATGAGACAGTCCACCAATCACCGTTGCTGCCGACCCGCTGTACTGCAGCGTCGAGTCGGTGAACATTGTGTCAGTCAGGTATTCGATGTACCGCTTATCTGTTCCACCGACTGTGCGCTTCACCACTATCCATGTCTCATCAGTCGCATCTGCTGTCACTGTCGTGACTGACTCGACCAACCCATCCATCGGATGCCGTGCCCATCCCACACTTGAGAAGTCAGCATCACCATCCAATGCCGGGTCATACGTCATTGATAACAACGTGCCATCATTACGCACAGACCACAGTACCGAGTCGGGAATCTGTTGGTACGACATATCAACCACACCACCTGTCGTGATGTGTTCACTCAACCATGCGAGATTGATGGAGTCATAGATCTCGACGTTCGCCTTAATGTTCAGCGAGAAGGTACGCACCTGCCGACCCGACCCCTGCACGAATACAGTTTGCGACCCGATGTACTCAGGCTGCATGTGTCGTGATCCGTAAGAACTCTGTCGAGTGATGTCAGGCAGGTTGCTGACAGAGATGTATGAGTTCGGTGACAACCTGTGTTCATTCGCTGTTGTCCCGATGAACAACACCGCAGCAGGTGACAACCACTGTATGGTGTCCTTCGTATACGAGGCGATGGTGTAGTCAACCGGATCATCGGCTGCACTGGGTGTGGGTATGGTGAAGTTCTCAAAGTCTGCAACCTTCGAACCCCACAAGGTATTCGGTTTCGCTACTGTCCCACCGAGCCACAACCGCTGCTCAAAGAAGGCAACCGTGCGAGGGAACCCATCGGCATGACCGTCAGCGTTACCGTTCCACGGTGCACCTGTCAGTGTCGGCTGCGACAATGCCCATGATGTCGCCCCCGAATGCGTTAGCTTCCGTGGGTTGTAGGCATCGTGCACCATGTACATGATGTCATTCGCTTGCGCGAAGTGGACATCAAAGATGTGCGTAGATGTCCACGGCGTTACCACCTCAAGGGCAGCACCACCACTCTGTATCTGTCCGTGGTTCGTATAGAACCGCATGTAGAGATGACCCAACTCGATGATGTAACTCTCATCACGTGAGATGTTGAATGGAATCAGGCGCGTTGCCTTGGTTGAATCCTTCACCTCAGAGACAAAGACCGTGCCGGGTCTACGCTTCGCCCCACCATGCGAGTCAGGCAATGCGTTCTCCATCTTCTTGCACGCAGCCGCATACTGCTTGGTTGATACGCGCCCCAGTAATAAGGGCGATATCTCTCCAGTCGTGAACGACTCGATGCTGGGTTGTATTCTCACTTCCTAACCTGTTCGAACTTCTGCGATACGAACACCGGGCTGCTGCCCTCAATCTGTGAAGCCTCACGTGCATCATCAACCCGCAGCATGTACAGCTCATACATCTGCTGCATCATTCCGTTCGAACCTATCAACGCATAAGCAGCATCAGCAGCTAACCGTGCGGCAACTGCATCACGCAGCAGCGGATCAAACGATGCCGCATCGATGCGTGATATGAATGTGATCTTGCAGGTGTCCAGGTCGGTATAAAGAAAGTCTCCATAACGATCCCACTTGTCATCCCGGTCTGCGTTCTCTACATCAAGCACTCGCAGACATACCGGGTCTGTCGGTAACTGATAGGAATAATCCCAACCATACACCGGAGCTGTTGCGCTGCGGGGTAGTGACTGCTGTGCCTTCGCACACTTCCAAGGGTATGCCCGAAGTACCGCATCAACCGATCGCTGGTACAACTGGTTCATCACCTTGGCTTCTGTCTGATCTTGAGTGAGCGATGTGATACGACTCGCACCCAAGAAGGTCAGTGCGTCATTCGCAACATCAACTTCACTTGCCATAACGTGCCCTTAAAAAAAGGGGGCAGGGGCTTTCGCCCCCACCCCGCTGCTCTTAGTACGTCGCTTGTACTTCGACCACTTTCTCTTCTTCGATGCGTGTAGCTGCAGCAGAGAAAGCCATGTACACCTGCGTGGCGTATGACTTGTCTGCCCGGTCATCGATGCGAGTCTTAACATCTGCACCCACCGCCAGACCAATGCCAGACGAAGCGAATGCCAAGCACTTGCGATAGTTCGTGCCTGTCGTATCGACATTCAACTGCTCGGACCTTATGAACGAGAAGCCGCAGAAGTCTGAGATGCTTCCTTGAGCCAAGGCTTTCACAGTGTTGTAGTCAGAACTTTTCACCTCTGTGGTGTTGAGTAATGCCGTCAACTCTTTCGATGAGATGACCATGTACATCTGGTCATTGTCTTCATCGATGTCTGCAGCAAGCATGATCTCTCTTGCATCTAAGATCTTCGCCACCGTCATGCCACCAGAAGCGTGCGCCACCTGTTGCGCGGCTGGTAACGCGACAGAAGTTCCATCACCGTCCGTGGATGCCGCTGTTGCTGCATCAATTATGAGCTTGTCCCAACGTCTGCCCATTGCGAATGCACCAGTCTTGGCGTACTCACTCTGAGGATTGATGAGCAATCTGATCTTGTCTTCCTGATCGACCATGTCTGCCCACTGCCAATCCAGCATAGTTACAACGCGCCTTGAATGGGGCACATCGAGTACAGGAGTGTCAGTATGTCTAGTCGTTTTGGCGACGCTGTCCATACTTCCAATGCGCTCGAAATTGTGCTTATTGCCAGTCACGGTCTCACTGCGTACCGCACCCTTCAACCGTGTGCCGCGCTGCTGCGCGAGGTGTACGACATTTGATTTGAACTGCTCAACAAATGCCTTTGAGATTGTGTTTGCCATCTTGCTAGCTCTCCAAGTTGTTAATCCATAACTCTCGGAAGAGCTGCCCGTTTACCGGACCCTACCTGCCGTTAACGTCAGGGTTGACGGACAGTACGCTGTCAGCGTGACGGACCTATTGGCTACCCGTCAGTGCACCAATTAGTGCGTCACAGAATTAATGTCTACCCATCAGGGTGTGCAACCTCCATAAGTCTGCGCACGTGATCGACACGTGACTGATGATTCGGATGCGATGCGTTGTGATAGGGGTCATCCCAGTCACCAATGATTGCATTCGCACGATCCAATGCTTCACCCGGTGGCACACCGAATGTGTTGCTGGTATCTGTTGCAGCGATAGTCTTCTCACCCAACATGCTGCCCACTTCAGACAGCATCTCAATGACATAAGCGCTATCACCCATCCCCGGCTTGCGCATCTCTTCAGCGAATGCGCCCCCTGCCTTCATGCGCTCATCAAGATAGTCCACCGCTTGCTGTGCTTCTCTGCCCTTGCGCTCAAAC